CTGATATTGTCAACTATATTCTAAGCAATCACATCGACGGTTCCGGTGTAGGTGGGGCGATAAGTTCAAAGCTTATAGATCAGAATGCATTAAAGAAAACAGCACATTTTTTAGCTAAATATAAGCTACGTTTCGACGGTGCAATTTCTGATTCTGTAAATATCAGAAGTTATTTAACTACTATCGCTCCCCTCTATCTATGTAATTTCGTTATAGGTAACGGCAAGTTTGCACTAATCCCAGGCTTACCAGTTGATAACAAGGGCAAGATTCTTACCAGTGCAGTGCCTATCACTCAGTATTTCAACGATGCCAATATCATTGAGGGCAGCTTCAATCTTGAGTTCGTCCCTCAAGTTGACCGTATGCAGTTCAGAGCGGTGATGAAGTACCGCAACTCAATAAAGAACTCCCTTACAGAGTCCGAAACCATCATGGTGAAGTGGTCCGACGCTCCAGTACAGCCACCGCCGCAAGAGGATTACGACATGACGGCGTATTGCACCCAGCGTGAGCACGCATTTATGAGTGCTCGGTATTTGATGAGCCTGCGCCGCCGTGTGGATCACACGGTCACGTTTAAGACGTTGCCAGACGGCTTGAAGCTAGCGCCGGGGGATTACATACGCTTCGACACCACCACTGCCCCTTATAGAGCTTTGTATTCAGGTGTAATCAGAGCGGATGGAACGTTGTTGTGTGTATCACCTCCACCGGATGGAACCTACGACGGTCATTTTTATCTAGCTAACGCTTCAAGCGTTACTGATCATTCCTTCACCATCCTCAATAAGAAAGTTGTAGGTTCGAAGTTCTATGGAGCGCTTTTCAATATCCCTAATTCACCAAGCCCTAAAGGAGGTGGATCAATCCCTGAGCGTCTGGGCGTTTACTTGGTTGAGCAGATCACCCTTGGAGAGGATGCCTTAGTAGAGGTAGTAGCGAGCCATTTTCCAGTGGACCAAAAAGGTGTCTCTAAAATTGTCAACGATGTCTTAGATAAAACGAGCTTCGAGGTGATTACATGACCCATTATCCGCGTTTCCCGGTTCCTACTGGTCGGATCTACAAAGCTGGTGATTACTCTCATGGCACCCATCGCGCTATGAGCGGAGCTGAGATACGGATCCTTTTTGGCAATAAGCGTCTTGCTTCTACTATTCAGCTCATTTACAAAAACATTCCAGACAAAGAAGCGGAGGTGCTATTGGATCACTACAACTCAGTTAAAGGAACATTCGAGTCATTTGAAGCAAGAGGCGCTATCTTCAACGCTGGCTGGAAAGGACCGACGAAGAGTTTTCTCAACGATACCGTGCACACTACGGATCTGGAGTGGAGATACGCTCAACCGCCGCAGCTACAATCGGGTTACATCGGTCGTTCATCCGTAACCGTTGACCTTGTTACTGTGACTTACTAATGACTTATTATAGTGGAGCTAATGGTGACTTTTGGATTGCCGGCACATCCGTTGCTCGGGTTCAGAAATGGGCTTTTAACACGACCGTTGCTTTACTAGATACGACTTCGTTAGGAGATACGGATGCAACGTCTGTGTATGGCATAAGAAACACAGCGGGAAGCTGTTCACTTTTTTATTGGCAGGATAACCAAGCGCAGGGCGATTGCAGCAAACTTATTCGAAACATTGTTCAAGGTCGCACAGGTTCGTCAACAACAGTCCCAGGAAAAGCGACAGCTCCGCAAAGTACAAGCCTCAGGTTGAGGTTGATTGACGGTTCGACGGATGGGAGGTTTATTCGTGGAGAAGTTCTTCTCACATCAGCAACTATGACTATGGCTCAAGGCGATGTCTTCTCTGCTGATATTACCTTTCAATTCCTTGGCGCTCCTGTAGAGGCAACTTTGTGACTAAAGGGGTATATCTCGGCAATAATGGAAGCATTGAGATTGCACGCGGAGCACTTGGCGCTCCTTGGCTAGGAGATCTTAACGCCGCTGATGTAAACGTTCCAAGGCGTAGGTTCTCAGTCTTAGGAGCGGAGGGATTGTTTATTACTGGCGACCGTATCGATATTTTCGTTCAAAGTGCAACTAGGCCTGCGCCAAATTTAGAACTTGTTGATGGCCACGCTTTCCCTGATTGGAACGGCTATGTAGCTGTAGACGATGCCGGTGGGATGCGTCTATATAATAATTTTGCCGATGCTATTAATGGTCTAGAAGCAGACGCTTTGGAATTAATTACTCCCAGTGCAACTCAACGAATAACTATAGAAACAAGTAACATAAACCAATATAAATTTGTTTCTAGGGTTCAAAATTATCAATTCACTACTAATCGAAATACAGTAGATCTAAGTGGAATAGGTGATGATTTTCAACAAATGTTTGCATCGGGTCTAATATCTGGGCAAGGAACTATTGATTGCTTCTGGGAATATGAGAGACAACTTTGCGAGGATGATTGTTCAGGACAAATTGAACTGCCCCAGTATTTTACTGAATTAGTAATTAGATTGCAACAGGGTTCAAATTTCGCTGGCAGATTTCATATCTTTACCGACCCTACTAGGAGCATTTGGTGGGACTGCCCAATCTGCATAGCTACCAGCGTAGCTATGAACTTCGAGCCCACCGCTCCGATTCGTACGCGCATCGAATTTGTAACCTCCGGTCAGATCCGTATGCGTATTGGTCGCTCTGAAGGGTTCCTGCTTCTTGATCAAGGTGGCTTGCTACTTCAGGAGGATGTCGTGGGGTCGGGGCACGCTATCGAGCTTCAAGACGACTGACCTAGACTGCTAAAAAGTTTTTTGTGCTTGAGGCATGCCTGACTTAAAAATTAGCGAGCTGACCTCGTTACCGGGGGCTTCATTAGAGGAGTCAGACCCAATAGCGGTTGCTGATCTCAGTGCGTCTGCGACAAAGAGTTTGACCGCTCTGCAATTGGCTACCGGCATCGCGTCGATGTTCCCGACTGGCAGCATTGCGCTGGATGCCGTTAATCTCGCAATTGGTACCGGCGCCATTGACACTGATGAGATAGCTGATAACGCAATAACAGACGATAAACTTGACGACAACTCGTCAGCAGTTATAGGCACAACGCTTCCTGCCACTGGTGAGTTTATAGGTCAATTACATATTAATGCAACTACCAATCAAGGGTCTTACTGGAACAACACCGCCTGGACTGGCTTAGCATTTACGTTAGTTGATGACTCCGTAACAGCTGACATACTTGACAACAACTCGTCAGCAATTATAGGCACAACGCTTCCTGCCGATGGTGATTTTACAGGTCAATTATATATTGATACGAGCACCAATTTCGGGTCTTACTGGAGCGGCACCGCCTGGACTAGCTTAACACCTGATATAGCTGATAACGCAGTAGCAGCCTCTAAACTTGCCGACAACTCGTCAGCAATTATAGGTACAACAGTTCCTGCCGCTGAGTTTATAGGTCAATTTCGTATCGATACGGCTACCAATCAAGGGTATTACTGGGACGGCAGCGTCTGGACTGGCTTTCGGGGAGAGGCAGCTGTTGGAAGCATCGCCACGGGTACTGGGTCTGTCGCTATCACACCAGTTGCCAGTACTACTACGGCCGGTGAGATTAAACTTGATACGGCGTTCACTAATAGCACTGCTGCGGCTCAGTTTATAGCTGGTCCGTCTGCTGCCGCAGGTGCGATGAGCTACCGCTCCATCGTTGGTGCGGACCTGCCCACCGCTGGAACCGCAAAGGGTGCGGTCGCGGTTTCAGGCAACGGCTTGAAGATGGACGGGGAGACACTTGAAATTGATAACCTGATTACGGCTTCTACAAGCTTCGGTGTTACTCAGGTAAACGAGAATGGGTTAGTAACTAATCATCAAGTCATAACTGGAACTGATCTGCCGATATCCACGACTACAACGGTGGGCGCAGTGATGATCGGAGATGGCATTGCTATTTCTAGCACCGGCAGCATCAGTCTTGATGAGCAGTCTGGCCTAACACCTGCTGACTACACGAAGGTGACAGTCAATGATCGAGGGATTGTCACCACTGGAGCGAATCTAGCCGCCGCTGATATCCCTGCCCTGAGTGCGGCGAAACTCACCAGCGGCTCTCTTCCACTGGAGAGGATTGCTGATCACACTATTGAGCGAGAAAAGCTAGCGCCTTATTCCATTGCGTTTATTCAGGAGGCCGCACCGCGAACTGACGACGCAACACTTTTTGCTGGTTGTCTCTGGTTCCAGGAATCCACAGCACAGCTGCGCATGTGGAACGCCAACGCTTGGACATCGGTTGGGTTCGGTCGTCTGGCTGCAGACAACCTGCGATTCGGTGGAACGATTAGCGCAACTTCAGGCGATATCACTGGGGTCACTTCTGCTGGCA